CTCTGACGGTACAATAGGCTGTCAGTTTCAAAGTTGTCGACATTTAGAGATAAGTTCATGCGAGTTTTATAATTGGTATAATAGAACTACTCCAGCAAATTTAGATTTTTATAGACAAATTGAAATATTAGCCGATTATATACCAGCAGTTGGAAATGGTGTAATTAATATAAATTCTTCAATATGTCACCCTGAAACAATACAAGAGGGCGTTTATGTAAATTCAGCAAGTACAACAGGTTTTGGAACAATATCCTCCAATACATTTACAGATACAAATTTAACTACTGGTTTTGTTCTTGTTCTTGATTATGACGTTCAGAATACGTATATAATTCAAGCAAATCAAGGTATATTAAACGGAAACGCAAAAGGAACTTTATCAATTATTGATAATTTAAACGACTTAGATACAGGTACGACAAACCCACAAGTATTAAACGAAGCAAATGTTGGAGGATCTTTCACAAATACGCCAACTTTTCCTGTTTCAAATAGAGTAACTACAAGCGTTCCAAATTGCTCTTTTACTTATAACAATAAAAATAACGGTAATTTCTTTGTTGTAATTACAGGAACTGTTGAAATGAGTGGAGACGGCTTCATAGCTTGTAGAGTTAGATCAAATGGTGTGGCTATTCCGTTTGCTTTTGGATATCCTGAAATAAGACAGGGTAGAGCGCAAAATTTTAGTTTTAGTGTAATAGGATCAGCAGTTATTGGAGATGTATTTGACGTTGAGTTTGAGTCCTTTAATACTTCAGGAGTTTCTAACCCTAACGATATATTAGTAAGAGAGTTTGTTTTAAATGGTTATCAATTTTAATAAATAAAAAAAATGGAATTAAGCACAATTTTAGAATTATTAGAGAAATACGATTTACCGACTATAATTTTAGGTTTAGGTTTTTTCATGTATATTAAAACAAAATTAAAACAAGTTGATAAAGCTGTTAATTGTCGAACTCCTGATGCTATGACAATAAGCCAGGAAGTAAGCGAAATTCATAGAAAGGTTGATGTTAATGCAACTACTCAGGCAAGAAATATTGAGTACATTAAAAAAGAAATGGATAATAATAAAATTTCAAGTGACAAACAATTTTTAGCTATTGGTAAAGACATTAAAAGTTTAAATAAAAGAATAGCTATTATAAATAAAACAATTTAATTATGGACAAATTATACAATTTTATAGGAGGTAGAAAATTAACTTTTGCGTTGATTTTAACAATATTAGCAACTATTTTTGTTTGGTTTAATAAGGCAAGTTCTGAGCAATGGATTGGTTTTATGCAATGGGTATTTGGAATTTATGCAAGTGGAAACGCAACAGAACATATTGCAAAGGCTATTAAAAAGAAATAATTTTGTGTAATAATTCAATAACCTGTCCTAACTGTAAATGTAATTTTGATGTTACAGTAAAGCCAACAACTAATATAGAGTCTAATTATCTTTGGATTTTTGATAATGGGCATGGAGGTATAATTGACGGTGTTTATCAAACAGCTGGTAAACGTTCTCCATTATGGCCTGACGGAGAATTATTATACGAAGGCGAATTTAACAGAGGTATTGTAAACAGGTTGGTTAAATTATGTAATGATCTTGGTATTGAATGCGTCAATTTGGTAGATACACAAAAAGACGTACCATTATCAGATAGAACAACCTCAGCTAACAACATAGCTAACGCCACAGATAAGCCTTGTATTTACGTTTCAATACACGCTAACGGCTTTAGTGATGAAACTGCTAATGGTTGGTCTGTTTATACCTCAGAGGGCAAAACGAAGTCAGATGAAATTGCAAAGATATTATTAAACAAGGCAACGGCAGAGTTTCCAGGCGAATACATGAGAGGCGCAAAAGAATCTAATTTTTATGTTCTTAGAAATACCTCAATGCCAGCAATATTGAGTGAGAATTTCTTTATGACTAACTCAGAAAACTGTCATAAATACTTATTAAGTGAGAGTGGCAGAGATAGGATAGCAAAGATCCATTTACAAATGATTGAGCAAATTGAACAGGAAAATATAATTTAGAGCATAAAAAAAGCGCACTAATTAAAGAACGCTTAATTTTATTGTCGGTGCTTTAAAGTGAGAATTAGCGAAGCCGACTTAACTACATAAAGAAATGCAATGAATTGCAAATATAATATAAAACTATGAAAGTAAAAGATTTTGTTATAATATTGGGCGTTATAGCTATAATTTTACTACTTGTTTTTAGAGGTACTGAAAAACCTATTTATAAAGTTGCACCAATAAAGCAAATTGAAACGAGAATTGAGGGCAAAGAAACCCAAATTAATACGATTGAAACGCGAATTGGTAACGAAAAGGAAATTATTAGAAAAATATCTAATGAGATAAACCTATTACGTGCCGATTTAGATACTTTTAAGAGCCTTAGAGACACAGTAAGGATAATTCAAATACAAGACACCATTATACAAGTTTTAACCTCTGAGAACGTAAAATTAAAAAGCGTTGTAAATGATCAAGACAGCGTTATTAATTTCCAGCGTTATATTATAAACTCAAAAGATACGATTATAGCCGTTTTAAGTGCTGATAAAAAACGATTTAAAAAGCAAAGAAACATCTCATTAATCATAAATGGACTGTTAACAGGTGCAGTTATTCTAAAATAACTTATTAATTATTAAGTAGTTAAGATTTAATTTCAATCTTTTTTTTAATAAAGGTGTTATTTATTTAATATAAATAGTTATATTGCGCTATAATTAATATTTATACAAACAAAAACAAATAACATGGAACACAAAACAGATTACCAGCTTTTACAGGAATGGAGAAACAAATACAACGAACTAAGGGCGCAAATTAGAGGGCGTAAAGACGGTACTCAAAGCTTCTTAGATAACATGATAGAAAGTAATAACGAGTCTTATGTTGTAACTGACGCAAGAGCGCAATTAGAAACGCTTAACGAGTTAATTAACATTATTAATATATTAGACAGATGATAATAGGATTTACAACAGAAACAGAGCCGTTAACTGACGATGAAAAAAAGTTAATTCCAAAATTTGTAATTGGTTTAAAAAAGCGAATAGGAAAAGAAAACGCAATTACTAATAAAGAGATCAGAGAGGCTTTTAAAAGAAGTTCAGAAATTAATATACCTCCAGCAAGAGTAAGAAAAATTATTAACCATATTAGAATTAATGGTTTAGTAGAATTACTTTGTGCGTCCTCAAAGGGTTATTATGTTGCGAGAATAGAGAAGGAGATTAATCAATACATGACAGGCTTAAAAAGTAGAATAGAGGCGCAAAATTTAGTGCTGAATAAATTAATAGAACAGGCAAAGCAATTAAAACAATAGAGTTATGAAAGCAAACAAAATGAGAACATTAACGCCCTCAACTATTGCGAGAATTAAAGCAATGATTTTAGAGGGTTTTACCTTTTCGCATATTAAAGATACTATTATAACAAATAATTTAACTATTGTTTACAAGGACGTTGTAAATGTATTTCATTCAATGATGACTGATAAAGTCGAAACGCCTGAGTTAACATTTTCACAGGTCAAAGAATGCTATTACAAAACAGAGCAAGATATTTTTGATGAAATGGAAAAGGAATATAAAGCAGAGGATCTTAAAGGTTGGGAAAAGGAGCAGTTAAATAAGCCAATACCAAAAAATTGTATTGTAATACGCTCTAAAATGTATCTATGAAAGTTTTAGAACTTTACGCGGGATCTCGAAGTATTGGTAGAATAGCTGAAAAAAAAGGTCACGAGGTTTGCTCTGTTGATATTAAACAATTTGGTAAAATTGATATTATTAAAGATTGTGAGTTTTTAACTTTTGAAGATTTGCCCTTTATTCCTGATATGCTTTGGAGTGGAACGCCTTGCACAACTTATTCACTTGCTGGGATTTCACACCATAGAAATATTGACAGGAGCGCAAAGTCTGAATTTGCAAAAAAATGTGATCGAATGAATAAAAACAATATAAAATTAATAAAAGAACTTTTAATAATCAATCCTAAATTAGTTTGGTATATTGAAAACCCTCGTGCAGTTCTTAGAAAAATGGATTTTATGAAGGGTTTAAATAGAACGACTATTACATATTGTTCTTTTGGAGATACAAGAATGAAACCAACAGATATTTGGAGTAATAATATTTATGATATATTTAATCTTGAAGGCTGGAAACCTAAACCGATATGCTTTAACGGTAACATTAAATGTCATCACGAACCAGCTCCACGAGGATCCAAAACAGGTACTCAGGGACTTAAAAATAATCATGAAAGATCAAAAATGCCTGAGCAACTTTGTATTGAAATAATTGAGGCAACAGAAAAATTATTTATTTAATACGCTCTAAAATGTAAAATTATATTATCTTTGTAAAAGTTCCCGTTCTGACAACATAGGGAAAAGGTAATTTTTAATTAGCCTTTATAATGAAAATAGATGTCAGAACCTATTGGATTTATAAAGGCTTTTTTTATACACAAAAAACAAAAAACTATGAATTATAAAGAATTTTTAAAGAAAAAAACTCATTTATTAGGTGAGTTTGGTTTTGATCCTAATTTTATACCTGAAATGGCATTTGATTTTCAAAAGGAAATAATAACTAAGGCGGTTAAAAAGGGTAGAATGGCAGTATTTGCAGATACTGGATTAGGTAAAACATTAATACAAATATCAATAGCTGAAAACATTGTAAACCATACAAAGGGAAAAGTATTAATATTAACTCCTTTGGCTGTTGCTTTTCAATTTATTTTAGAGGCTAAAAAGTTAGGTATTACAGATATTGAATATTCAAAAGACGGTACTTATTCAAAAAGTATGGTTATTTGTAATTATGAAAAATTACATTATTTTAATAAAGAGGATTTTAAAGGAGTTATTTTAGATGAAAGTTCAATTTTAAAAAACTTTGACGGAAAGATTAAAAATCAAATAACATCTTTTGTTAAAAAAATACCTTATAGATTTTTAAGTACTGCTACACCTTCTCCAAATGATTTTATAGAATTAGGCACAAGTTCAGAGGCTTTAGGATATATGGGTTATACTGATATGTTAGGAAAGTTTTTTAAAAATAACAATAACTCTATTGATCCTAAACACGCTGGAGAAAAATGGTATTTAAAACCTCATGCAGAAAACGACTTTTTTAGTTGGATAAATCAATGGGCAATAATGATAAAGTTGCCGAGTGATTTAGGATTTAGTGATAAAAGATATATTCTACCTGAATTAAAAATTAAAATACATACAATAAAAAACAACTCTTTATTAGATGTTGACGGCCAAATACAAATGTTTAATAAAGCCGCTAAAGGATTTAACGAAGTTAGGCATGAAGTAAAACAAACAATAAAAGAAAGATGCGAAAAGGCTGTTGAATTAGCTAAGGGTAAAACGTCTGTATATTGGTGCAATAGAAACGAGGAAAGTAAATTACTAAGTGAATTAGATCCTGAAGCTGTTGAGATTATAGGCGGTCAATCTATGGAGAAAAAAGAACAAATACTTTTAGATTTTGCAAATGGAAAAATAAAGAGAATTATAACAAAGGCTAAAATGACTGGAATGGGTTTAAATTGGCAACATTGTAATCATAGTGTATTTTTTCCAACTTACTCATACGAACAGTATTACCAGGCTATTAGAAGGTTTTGGAGATTCGGACAAACAAAAGAGGTAATAATTGACATGGTAGTTTCAGACGGTCAAACAAGCGTATTAGAATCATTACAAAAGAAAACAAAAAAAGCAATTGAATTACACACTAATTTAACAAACAATGTAAACAACTCATTTGAAATAGTAGTAAAAGAATTTAACAAAGAAATATTAAAACCAAAATTTATATAAGATGACAAAAGAACAAACTCACGAAGAAAATTACAGCATTTATAATAGTGACTGTATGGAGGTTATAACAACCTTAGAAAATGAAAGTATTGATTTATCAGTATATTCTCCTCCTTTTGCTGGATTATACAATTATTCAAGCTCTGAAAGAGATTTTAGTAACTGCGAAAGTAAAGAACAATTTTTACAGCAATACGAATTTTTAATTAGTGAAATGGCAAGAGTAACTAAAAAAGGGCGTATTAACGCTGTTCATTGTACTGATGTATTTGATAATACTTGTAGACTTTGGGATTTTCCACACGAAATAATAAAACTACATGAAAAGTACGGATTTGAATATCGTAATCGTATTACAATATGGAAAGAGCCTTTAAAGGTTAGAATGCGTACAATGGTACAAAGTTTAATGCACAAATTTATAGTTGAGGATTCTACAAAATGTTTTACGGCAATGCCTGATTATGTTTTAATATTTACAAAAAAAGGAGATAACGAAGTACCAGTAACTCATGAAAATGGTTTAAGTTATTATGCTGGAGAAATACCTGTTTTACCTAATATTTTAAGAGCGTGGAATAATGCAAATAATTCTGAATTAAACGAGGCCCAACTTTGGGAATACTTAAATAAAACTTTTAAAAACCATAAAGATCCAAAGTCTAATAAATTGAGTCATTATATTTGGCAACGTTACGCGAGTTCTGTATGGGACGATATTAGAATAGATAACGTATTACCTTTTAAACAAACAAAAGAGGAAGATGATGAAAAGCACGTACACCCATTGCAATTAGATGTTATTGATAGAATAGTGCAATTATATTCTAATCCTGGAGAGGTAGTATTTACTCCTTTTATGGGCGTTGGTAGTGAGGTTTTTAGTCCTGTTTCTTTAGGCCGTAAAGCTATTGGTATTGAGTTAAAAGATAGTTATTATAAACAAGCTATTTTAAATGTTAAAGAGGCTGATAAAAGATTTAAAGAAAAAGTTGAGCAAAAATCTTTGTTTTAATAAATATTAAAAATGTAAAATTATATTATCTTTGCAGTATGAAGCATCGGAAACTTCTAAGAATTTTTTTTAAAAGCTGTTAATTTTGGTAATCCGATGCACCAATTTTAATGGCTTTTTTATTAACTAATAGTTTATAGGTATCTTAAAACCTTTAATAATTATGTCATTTATAATAACATTTAGAGATTCTGAATTTAAACAGAATACTTTTGACGTTCACAAAACTAATTGTGATGGTAACGATAGAATTACTATTACTTGCTTTAACGATAATAATGAGATTACTTATTCAATATGGCTTGACAAATCAACAGCAATTAGATTCGCAAAAACATTGCGTACTGAAATAAATAAAATTCAGGAGTAATGAAATTAACAAAGCGAAAAGGATTTAATTTCTTTAGAAGTTATTATGATGTTTATAACGAATTGAATGATAAAGACAAAGTGCAATTTATAAACGCCTTATTTGATAGGCAGTTTTTAGGAGTGAAACCAACTGATCTTACTGGCATGGCAAAATTTGCTTACATAAGCCAAACAAATAGCATTGACTCACAGGTAAAAGGCTACGAGGATAAGACAGGCACTAAGTTACAAGACGAAACAACACCCCCTACCGTACCCCCTTCCGTAGGGGTAAAAAATATTAATTTAACCCCTACCCTACAAGTACAAGAGAAAGTACAAGTACAAGTACAAGAGAAAGGGAAAGTAAAAGAGAAAGTAAAAGAACTATTAGATAAGCGGAAATTAAAATTTGCCGAGTCTTTAGAAATTCATTTAGAAACTTTTGGAAAGGATTTATTAAATAATTTTTTCCATTATTGGACTGAGCATAATGACGAAGGTAAAAAGATGCGTTTTGAATACGCAAAAAATCAACCGTTTAACGTAAAAAGGCGTTTAACCTCCTGGCAAAGTAGAAATAAAGAAAATGCTAACTTTAAAGGAAATAAGAAACGAGGCGAAGGCGTAGATGCTGAGTACATGAATGAGTTAAAAACGAGATTATACGGCAACAAATGAAAAACGAACTAAAGAAAACAGGAGAGAAAAGCGAATTAGTAATTTTTGATGAAAGCGCATTTTTACAGAAATACGATCCGTTTAAAGCCTTAACAGGATTGAGGCATATAAAAACTATTGAACAGGCTATTAATGACGATACAAATAATATAGCTTTTTACAGTAATCAAATGGGCGAGGATTCTTTATTAGCTGTTATTGAAATAAACTTAACGGCTTTATCTGAGTCAGTAAATGTTGGTCAACCGTTAACCAAATACCAAATAAAAGAAATATCAATTGAGATTTTAAGTATATTTTATTACTTATCAATGACAGAGATATTATTTGTTTTAAGAAGTGCAAAGCGTGGAGAGTACGGGCAGTTGTACGGAGTTTTAAATATTGTAGCTATCTTAGATTGGTTTAAAAAATATAGTGAACAAAGGACGCAAAAATTTATAAACGGATCTACTAAAGATATTCAAACTGATTTTAGTTTACGTTCTGAGGATAGGAAAATATTAAAACGTCATAATAAATTAAATTCAAATAGAGATTAAATGCCTAAATGTAAAAACTGTAAAGATATTTTTGAGCCTAAACAATTTAATAGAAAATATTGTACAAAAGATGAATGTAATAATTTGTATTTTGAGTTTTTAAAATCTGAGCAGAAAAGAAAATGGAATAAGGAAAAGAAAGTTAAAAAAGAGAATTTACAAACAGTCCAGGAATTGTTAAAACTTGCTCAGGTAGTTTTTAATAAATGGATACGCAAAAGAGATCAGGAAAATAATTTGCCTTGCATTAGTTGTTTAAATCCAAAACCAAAAAAGGTAAATGCTGGTCATTATTTCAGCTCAGGCGGTCACAAAAACGTTTCTTTTGATCCTGATAATGTTCACTTACAATGCGAATACTGTAATACTTTTCTACATGGTAACTTAATACCTTACAGAACTAATTTAATTGAGCGTATAGGCTTAAAAAGATACGAGGCTTTAGAAAGCAAAGCAAACATTACAAAGAAATTTACAAGAGAGGAATTACGAGAACTTATAACAGAGTACAAACAAAAAACAAAATGATTAGCGAAACAATAAGCGAGGTTACAAAGGTTGTTGAATGGTATAAAGAACTCCCAAAAGATTACACAAATATTGAGGATATTATGTACGCGAGAAAAAAACTATCTACATATCAATATTTATTATCTGTTGAGCTGGGCAATTTACGCCAATCCTGGAAAGAGTGCGAAGTTGAAACGGAAATTGTAAGGCGTGGTAAAGCTGTTGAATGTATTAACGAAGGGTTAGCAATGACAAAAGTACAAGAGATTTCAAAGGCTGAGGCATTACTAATGTTAGAGGCTGAAAAAATAGCAGATGCAATGTATCACAGAGTAAAATTCATTATTTCAGCAAGTCAGGACGTAAATAATAGCATGATGCAACATATTAGCCAACTAAAAATTGAGCAAAAGAACATAATTACACAGGTTTAAAGAAAAATAATATACATATTTATAGTTTTATTAATATAAATAGTTATCTTTGATTTAATAATTAAAACAAAAAACATGAACACAAACAATTTAATTCACAGTTTTTTCAATCCTAAGAGCGTTAAAACTGAAAAGGTTACTAAGTACACCTTAAGAGTACAAAGTACCGTTCATCCTTCTAAAAAGTACACGTATAACGAAATACATGAGCAAATACAAAACCAATTAAACATAAACAAAAACAAATAAGATGAAAAAAGGAAACGAAAAGGAAAACGCAACGAATAAAGAAAACGTTGAAATTGAGAAAAATTCTGAGGTAAACGCTGGTAGTCTAATTAGTGGTATAGTATCAATAGCATTACTAATTTATGCGCTTTACGTATTAGTTACTCTTTAAAAACAAACAAAACATGAAAACAACAGAAAAATTAAACATCAAAGCGAAGTTATTAAACGCCCGAAAAGGGATCTTAACAACTAAAGTAAAAAAGGAAGGTAGAAACGCTTTTAGCAAATACGATTATTTCACGCCCAGCCAAATAACAAATTTAGTTACAAAGGCTTGTGCTGAGAATGGAATACTAACAACGTTTAGCATATTAAAAAGAGAAAACGATTATACAGGCGTTTTAATTGTGCAAGATATTGAGAGCGATAACCATATAGAGTTTTCAATACCTACGGCAATGCCTGATATTAAAGCAACTAATATAACCCAAAAATTAGGCGGAATGTGTACTTATACGCAAAGATACTTAGAACAACTTGCTTTTGGAATTACTGACAATAATTTAGACTTAGATAACCAGGATAATAGAGGCGAAAAGATTAAAGCAAAGCCAACAGCCAATAACAAAAAATTCAATTTACTTTTAGGAGGTATTTTAGAGGGTAAATATACAGAGGATAAAATGAAAGTTGATTATCTTTTAACTGCTGATCAATTAGATGAGTTAGATAAATTTATGACAGATTTTGAAGCAAAGCAATACGAAGCTGAGGCAATGGCAATAGGAATATTAGAACAAACAGAAAACGAAACAAAATGATAACAAGATTTGAAATTAACAGAGAAATTTTTTACGATAATGGATCTATTGACAATTGTTACAAATATTATGAGAAACACTATAAGAAAGACGGTTGGATTTTAGATAAAGAAACTGAAAACGTTTATATGGATTTTAATAGAGAGATTTATTTAAACATATTAGATAGGGTTTCTATTCATAGCATTGGACTTAGACAGGTAGTCTGGAAATGTATAGATTTAGAATTAGAAATAATAGAATATTCACTAAACGAAGAATAAAAACAAACAAAATGAGCAACTCAATTTTTAACATAAGCAACGAATTACAGGCTATTATAAACGAGATAATAGATTCAGGAGGCGAAGTTACACCTGAAATAGAAAACGCCTTAGAAATCAAAGAAAGTGAATTAGCTGTTAAATCAGAAAATTACGGCTACGTTATTAAATCAATGGAATACGATGTTAGTATAGTTGATACAGAGATAAAGCGTTTACAGGCTATTAAAAAGGTAAGGGCAAACGCTATTGATAGGCTAAAGAATGTATTAAGCGAAACAATGATACAATTTGAAGTGCCTGAGATAGTAACGCCAACAATGAAAATCAATTTTAGAAAGTCTACAACGCTGGAGATAATTGACGAGGACAGAATACCAAAGGAATATAAAAAAGTAAAAGTTACAACCTCAGTAGATAAAATGCTGTTAAAAGATGCTATAAAAGACGGTATTTCTTTTGAGGGTATTGCAGAACTTAAAACAAATCAAAATTTACAAATCAAATAACTATGAAAAAATCAATTTTAATACTATCAGTTTTGTTTTTTGCCTTTATATCGTGCAAAAAAGAAGAGCTTTGTACCTCAAATTGTGGAAAAATAACAAATGACGGAATAGACGGCAGCTGTTATTGGTTAGAAATTCAAAACGAATGTACAAACAATAAAAAAACATTCTGCTTTGATCAATCAACTTGGATGAGTAATTATGTAGGAAATAATTTTTGCGTAACAAATGAGCAAGGTTGGTAAACAATTAAATAAAATAAAAATTAAATAAAACAAAATGACACAAATTAAAGGAATGATAAAGCTAATTGATGAAACAGTACAGGTTTCACAAAAATTCTCTAAAAGAGATATAGTAGTAACGACAGATGAAATGTATCCACAGGACATTAAAATGCAATTTATCCAAGATAAATGCGATTTATTAAACGACTTTAAAGAAATGGACCAGGTGGCTGTTGATATTAATATTAAGGGCCGCGAATGGATAAACAACGAAGGTAAAGCAGTTTATTTTGTAACGCTGGAGGGTTGGAAAATATCTAAAATTGATAATTCAAAACCAAAAATAGAAGGCAATATTGAGAGAAGGTTTCAAGATGAGGCTATTGATAACATGACTGAGGAGTCAGATTTACCATTTTAATACTTAAAAACATGGCTTGTAGAATAGACGGTGCAGAGGATCTTGCAGACTTAGAAAAGGAAATAAGGCGAGTAATAACTGAGGAAATAAAACAAACAAAATTAACTAAAACAGGGTTTGCTAAAAAAGTAAAAGTACACCCAGCTCAGATACTGAGGTATATAAACGGGAATAAAAATTTACTTATTGAAACGCTTGTTAATATCGGTATAATGATACGAAAGTTTAATAAAAAAAATAAAAAAAATGATTTACATTAGCACAGAGGATTGGAATAACTTAACAGAGCTTCAACAAGAGGGTTTAAAAGTTCAAAACGATTACGAAATAGTTGAGCTAAATGAATACGATCAATTTGAGAAAGATTGTGATGAGTGCGAAGGGACAGGCGTTATTGAAATGGCAGATTATGATACTTATAACAGCCCAGCAACTAAAAAAATGAAATGTAACAACTGCTCAGGTGGGATAGTAGAACAAGATTACGAAGGATATTAAAACAAAAAACATGATAAAAGATAATGATTTAAAATACGGTCAAGAGGTTTATAATTTATTAATAGGATCTAAAACTGCAATAGCTGTTTCAATATTAAACAAAAATAAAATTGATAATGAAGTATTATTAATGGCTAATAAAGAACTTTTTAAATATTTTGAAAACGAATATATTAATGCTGAAAACGAAGAAGATACAAATAAATATTTAGTATGTTCCTGGAGATGCAGAATTGAAATAGGTAAAATATTAAACAAAGAATATTAAAACAAACAAAATGCAACAAACTCACAAATTTCCATACGAATGGACTTTAAAAGATGCTAATTTTACAAAAGACAAAGGGACAGTATTCAGTTGTTTTGCTTGTGGCGGTGGCTCTACAATGGGTTACAAATTAGCTGGATTCGATGTTTTAGGCTGCAACGAAATAGATCCGAAGATGATAAACGCCTATAAAACAAATCACAATCCAAAATATGCATACCTTGAGCCAATACAAACTTTTAAGAATCGCAAAGACTTACATAAAGAACTTTATAACTTGGATATTTTGGATGGCTCTCCTCCCTGTTCAAGTTTTTCTATGGCTGGAAATCGTGAGAAGGATTGGGGCAAAGAGAAGAAGTTTAGAGAGGGACAAGCTGAACAGGTTTTAGATAATCTATTTTTCGACTTTATAGATTTAGCAAAAGAGTTAAAACCTAAAGTTGTAGTTGCTGAAAATGTTAGCGGTTTAATGATGGGAACGGCTAAAGATTATGTTAAAAGAATTTATACAGCTTTTAAAGATGCAGGTTATCAATTAAGAATAGAGCCGTATTTGTTAAATGCTTCGACTATGGGAGTTCCTCAAAAAAGAAAAAGAGTTTTTTTTATTGCTTTACGAAATGATTTAGCACCAAAATTTCTGGAACAAGTAGATATGTTTCAGACTGCGCCAAAATTAGACTTAATGTTTAATGAGAAAAAAATAACTTTTGATAAAGTTTATACAAACTATAAAGATAGGGGATTATCAGAACGTTTTGAATCCGTCTGGAGCCATAGAAAAAATGGAGATGCTGATTTTAGTTGTATAATGGACAGAATAGAAAATAGACCAAACTCTTATTTTGCCTATAATTTTATATATAATCATAAAGTTCCAAATACAATCATAGGCAATGACTTAAATGTTTTATTTGATGAATGCAGACATTTAAACAAAACAGAATTAGCATTAATAGGTTCTTATCCGTTAGATTATAACTTTTTAAAATTAAAGAATGAATATCTTATAGGAATGAGCGTGCCGCCTGTAATGGTTGCACAAATAGCGAGTAGAATATACGAACAATGGATTAGTAAACTATAAAACAAACAAACATGGAAAACAAAAAAGAGCGTGAACAAACAGAGCAAGAAAACTATCTAAGTACGGTTTTAAGCCATTTTAACGGCATTGCAACAGAAAGTAAGGTATTAGAACAGGAAAACCATAACGAGCTGAATGAGTGGTATTACAATAGTCAAAACCCTAACGAGATATGATAACGTTGAGTATATAAGCCGTTTTTTTTATGGCTTATATACATTGTTAGCATTAGTACGGATTAATTAACTAAAAATATAAATAAAATGAGTGAGAAAAAAGTATTAGATGTTTGTTGCGGACCAAAAGGAATGTGGTTTAATAAACAAGATGAAAGGGCGTTGTTTTTAGATAAGCGTAGAGAAACGCATATAGATACATACCCTTGTGGAACAAAGACAAATATAATAGACCCTTGTATTATTGGTGATTTTACAGATATTAAACAACCTGATAACTCATTTTATCACGTTGTATTTGACCCACCACATATTGAGCAAAATAATACAAGTCAAATAACAAAGAAATACGGAAGTTTGCAAGGCGACTGGAGAGAAATGTTAAAGCAAGGTTTTAAAGAATGTTTTAGGGTATTAAAACCAAATGGTACACTAATTTTTAAATGGAATGATTGCAGATTCCCTGTTAAAGAAATATTAAAACTTACAGATGAAAAACCTTTGTATGGACATAAAAGCGGAATAAAAATGCAGACACACTGGATTTGCTTTATGAAAACGGAAGATTAGTATTAATGCTAACGCAAGGCTAAAAAATCGTTTCAATGGTTTTTAGGATAATGTTAATTAATTGCCCAATAAAAGCTAATAAGAAAAAAATGCTTATTTTTGATTATCTAATATAGCTCCGTCTGTGGATTTATGTTTTTTGTTTGTAGAGCGTGAGGGGTTGTTTCCTCACGCTTGTTTTAACTAAATTAAACGAAATGAGAGAAAAATTAAAAATAGGTTTAGGCTTTTTATTACTCCCTTTGGCTTTTATTATTTGGCTAATTGATAGGTGCTTAATGGTTTTAATGCCTCAGCTCGATCATAAGAACTTTACAGAGTGGTTAGACGCTGAAAAAATAACATTTGCAATAATCAGAATTTTAATACTATTAATAATAAGGTGGGGATTAAACCTGTTTTTTGGTATATAAATAAACAATAAACAATAGAATTGTCAAAAACTAAATACATAAAAACGCCTGAAGCTCTAAATAAACTTTGGAAAGACTACAAAGAATATATTAAAAGCAACCCTATAAGAGTCCAAGACTTTGTAGGTAAAGAAGCAACCGAAGTATGGAGAGAGAAACAAAGACCATATACAATGGCTGGTTTTGAGGTGTATTGCTTTGATAACGCCTCAGATGTACACCATTATTTCGATAATACTGACGGAAGGTACGAGGAATATAGGACTATCTGTTCACGTATACGCAAGGAAATACGCTCTCAACAGATTGAAGGCGGTATGTCAGGGATATTTAACCCAAGTATTACACAACGTTTAAATGGACTGACTGATAGGCAAGAAATCAAAACAGATCAGCCTACAGAAATGAAAATTACAGTTGTAAAAGGCAAAAAGAGATAAAGCAAAATAATAATTGTATCCAGCGCGTATAAGAAGTTGCCTCAATGCCTATAAAATAACGATTCTTTAAAAGTCAATAATGAGCGTAAAAGAGGTTGAAACTACAATATCGTTTGAAGTAATTGATGAAAACTTTTATAACTATAGGGGTATTGTTTTACCAGGAGGCACAAGGTCAGGGAAAACAATAGCTATATTACAATGGATAATAGCCTATTGCCTCAGAAATACTAATAAAGATATTGTTATATGTAGAGATACATTAACCAATTTAAAACGTACAACTTTAAAAGACTTTCAGGCTTTATGTTATGGTTTTGGCGAATATGCCTCAATGTATCCTGAGATGACAATGAATAAGTCAGAAATGTACGCCAATATTAACAGCAATACAATTACTTTTATAGGTTTATTAGATGATCCAATGAGGGTTTACGGTTTACGCTCAGATTTATTCTATATTAATGAAGCCGTAGCAACGTATAAACATACATTTAACCAACTAAACCAACGTTGTATTGAGGGTTTTATCTTAGACTGTAATCCCTCAGAGCCTAACAGCTGGGTTTATCAATTAGATTTACGCCCTGATGTCTTAGAATATCGTACAACTTACAACGATAATCCTTTTTTACCTATTGAAGTAATAAAAGAGATTGAAGCGTATGAGCCTAACGAAATAAACATAAATAACGGTACAAGTGATGAGAGACTATGGAGCGTTTACGGTAAAGGCGAAGTGTATAAAGGTAAAGAAATCATTTATAGTGAGTGGACTACATACGACAAAGAGCCTGATGAGTACGATAATGCTTTTTTTGGCTTAGATTGGGGACATAATCACCCTTTAGCAGTTATTAAAGTAATCGTTAACGGGCGTGATTTATACGTACAAGAAATAATGTACAAAAGTAGAATAGACGATTTAGACGAAGTTATTGAGATACTTAAAGAACAACCTGAGATTGAGAATACTTATGTTGTTTGTGATAGTTCTGAGCCGCGAAGCGTTAACCAATTAATACGTGGAGGGATTCCAGCATTGAATGTAAAGAAACCTCCTGGAAGCGTTTTAGACGGTATTCGCAAAGTAAAGGCGTTTAATATTCACGTTCACGTTAACTCAATCAACATACAAAACGAGCTTAATAACTACAAATGGAAAGTTGATACTAAGACTGATTCAATACTCGATATTCCTGTAAAAAAGCATGATGACGCCTTAGATGCTATACGCTATCCTCTCTATACTTTTACTTAATTGATTAGCTTTTAATCAAATTATGTTTAAAATTTAATAGTTATAACAAAAAATTCTTTATTTTTACAACAAATTAAAGTTTTTTTTATGGCTGATAATCTAATTAAGCGAGTATTTAACGCTTTTACTAATAAAAATCATTCGTTTTCATTATCCTCAGCATCTACAAATAACTTTGGTATTCTTAGTGGAGTACTTGACTACCTAACAGGTAAAAAGTCATTTGAAGTTTATACAAAGTCATACGGAGATAACCCATTAGTTTACATGATAGTTAAAAAGATAGCGTTTTCAAGCGCATCTATTAAGCGTGTATTTACTAATGAGCAAGGCGAAACAATAGAAAACTCAAAGCTACAAGAGTTCTTAGAAAAGCCTAATAGTGATCAGGGAATGACTGAGCTATTTGAAGAAATAAACGAGTATTTATCTATAACAGGTAATTGCTTTATTCGTTGGATTGATAGCGGTTTTGGTAGTGGCGAATTGATTATACTACCAACTAATTCAGTTGAAATAACATCTGATGTCGCTGGAGTAACAGGTTATAAATACACTAATACAGATAGCAAAGTAATCTTTATAAGTGATGAGGATATGTTGCATTTAAAAACAAATAATATAGTTGAGCCTTCAACAAATTTAGGCTTAAGTCCTCTCCAGGCTGGTTGGATAGTTGTTCAATCATCATCAGAAAAGTTTAATGCTGATGCGAGTATATTTAAGAACAGAGGTATTGTTGGACTGCTTACAAATGATACTGACGTTCCAATGCTTGGAAAAGAGCAAAAAGAATTACAGGAGTCTTTTCAAGATACTGTTGGAGGATCTGACAAATACAATAAGATAGCAGTTACAAATACTCGTTTAAGATTTCTTCAAACAGGAATGAGTCCAACAGATTTAAAACTTTTGGAGGGTATATTATCTTCTTTGCGTATTATTTGCGGTCTTTATGGAATGCCTTCAGTATTATTTAATGACAATGAAACGAGTACTTATAACAATGTAACTGAGGCAAAAAGAACGGCCTTTACAGATGTTTATATTCCATTAGGGCAGAAAGTAGATAAGGCTTTATCAATGTTTTTAAATAAAAAGTTAAGAGTAAACGAAAATATTATAATTGATTTAACGAGTATTGAGGTATTAAAGGCAACTACTAACGAACTTGCACAGGCTTTATCAAGTCTTTCTCCATTACTTTCTAATAAGGTTTTGGAGTCAATGACTGAGGACGAAATTAGATCCATTGTTGATTTAGGTATATTAACTGAGGGACAAATAACAGTTGGAATGCAAGGTAATGCACCAACTTTAACTGTTGGAACATGAAACAAGCAATTAAGAAAATAGAGGATAAGATTAAGTCAATGCCTACCAGCACGATTAAGGAAAAATTACTTAAAGATATTGAGGAAAAGAAACTAAAAACTATTACAAAATGGATAAAGTAATTAAGGCAGTAGAGTTTAAAGGCAAATCTTTTGATACAAAAGAGGATTTATTTAAGGAATTAAGAGCCAATAAAAAGGAATTGTTAGGACTTAAAAAGGCTGAGGTTAAAAATTCAGCTCCTTTATCAATGAGTTTAGATAAAATAGGAACGGTAAAAGGTATTGAAGGCTTAGATAAATCATTTATTTACCCTGTAATCAATACAACTAAATACATGGACTCTCATAACGATGTACATTTTGACGGCATTTGGAACAGAAGTATTAACGATCAGAAAGGTAAGGTCCACTATTTAATTAACCATGAGTTAGAAGTTGGAAAAGTAATTGCCTATCCTAAAGATGTAGAGGTGCTTATTAAAGATGTTCTTTGGACTGATTTAGGCGCAAATTATAGCGGATATACTCAGGCATTAATCTTTAAAACTAACATATTTGATTACTCTAATGAGGACGCTAAAAAGATAGTTAAGGAGAAAATGAATATAGAACATTCAGTTAGAATGCAATATGTTAAAATTGACCTTGCAATTAATTCAAGTGATGAGGATAATATAGAAGAAAAGGCAGTATGGGAAAAGCATATTAGCGAGATAGCAAATAAAGACGAAGTAATAGAACAGGGTTATTTTTGGGCAGTTACTGAGGCTAAAATATATAAAGAGGGATCAATGGTGTTAGCTGGATCAAATGATGTTACACCAATGATTTATCCAAAAGAAATTCAATCGTCAAACGACATTGATACTGATTCGCTAAACAGCAATCAAAAAAAAGTCCTTAATGAGAAGGCAAAAAAGAATATATTATTACAATTGATTAAAAATTAAAACAAATGGATTTTATAGTAAAATCAAATGAGGAGTTAGAAGTTATGGAGAGCAACGATTTACACGCTTACTATACTGCTAAACTTACTCACGAAAAGGAGCAATTAGAATTGAGAGTTAAGGCATTAGAGGCTGTTGACCACAATTCTGATAAGCACGAAGGATTGGCTAAAGAAGTTAAAGAGATGCGTGAAAACACATTGAAAACTTTGTCTGAGGCTATCCATGAGCAAGGAATGGTAATGCAAAAATTAAGAGAAGGTAGTTTATCTGCTGATTCAATTAAGGACGCAGAAGGATCTATTGACGCAATGTTAAAAGCGCATTCTGAGGATTTCGCAACTGCTAAAACAAAACGACATGGTTTCAACTTTACAGTTAATAAAGCTGTTGGAGATATGACATTTGCTAACAATCTTTCAGGAGGTAATATGCCACAAGCAGAAAGAATTGAAGGTATCAATGACATTGCAGAAAGAGTGGCACAGGCTTATGGTAGAATACCAAAGTTACCTGTTTCAGGAAATACTGTTGATTGGGTTTACGAAACAGCTCAGGAAGGTGCTGCTGGTGGAACTGCTGAGGGTGCATCTAAGAATCAAATAGATAACAACTTTGTTGTAACTGCGGTTTCTTTATTGAAGCAAACAGCGTATTTCAAGGTATCAACTGAGATGTTAGACGATGTTTCTTTTATGGGTGCATGGTTGAGAAACAAATTAATCGTTCGTTTATTCTTACGCGTTGATTCACAAGTTATAGTTGGAGACGGTACAGGAACAAACCTAAACGGTCTTTATACTCAGGCAACTGCATTTGCGGCTGGAAGTTTCGCTTTATCTGTTGATTCAGCAAACAATGTTGATTCATTAGTAGTGGCGGCAAATCAAATTAGATTGGCTAACCATAACGGTGCTTTATCTATTTTTATGCACCCAGACGATGTAACAGCACTTAAATTAGTGAAGTTATCTGCTACTGATAAGCGTTATGTTGATAGACTTTTACAGGTTGGGTCAATGATGATGTTAGACGGTATTCCAATTGTAGAAACTACTGCAATGGCACAAGGTACATTCATGATTGGTGATTTAACTAAGGCGTTAATTGCTGAGAAAGGTGGAATTATGGTTGACGTTGGTTTAGACGGTAACGACTTCACGAACAACATGAGAACAATTATAGCAGAGTGGAGAGGTGAAGTTATCATTGAGAATAATGATACAACAGCATTCGTAAAAGGTGTATTTGCTACAACAAATGCGGCACTTGAAACGGCTTAATATTAACTTTTAAAAGTTTGAATAATGGAAAAGAAGGAAAGTAAAAAGAAAGTTGCAGTTAAAAAAGTAGTGAAGCCTTTAGAGTTTTCAAGTTCTACTAAACTTGTATCTTTTAAAGCGTCCAAGAAATTTGGTAAAATGAACAAAGATGAAGTTTGCGAAGTTTCAGAAAACGTTGCTGAAATCTTGGAGCATAAAGGACTTGGAAAAAAAATAGTGTAAATTATGGCAATTGTAACAACAACAGATTTCGTAAATAAGTTTGAATTGACTTTAACGGATTTTAACACAGCAAAATTAACAGCGTATATTGATAGGTATGAAACTATAACATTAATTGAATTAATGGGTAAAGAATTATATGATTTATACGTTATTGGAATTGCTGGAGCTGATCCGATTTATGAAGCACTTAGAGATCCGTTTACGATACAATTAGAAAGTGGTCAAATCTTAGATAGTAGAGGTTTAGTTGATATGCTTACAGGCATGATATACTTCTATTATTCAAGGGACATTAATACACAAGTTACGAGTAATGGTAATGTAAGTTCAAAGGGCGAAAATTCAGACAGAGCAAGTGCATTTAAAGCAAATGTACAAAGCCGTTGGAGTGAGTCACGAGCAACTTATAAAGCTATTCAGGAATACATAAACGAGTATAGTAGTGTTTACCCTTCATTTTTAGGGTATGAGCCACAAAATTTACAAGTATTTTGAGAGATATAGTTTACATAATAGAGGAAAATATCATTGATCGAATGAATTGTATAATATCAGTTCAGTCGGTTAATGGTAATGTTTTAACTGTTTGTAATGTAAAATGGAGTAGAATTGGTTTAATTTTAACTGATTCTATAAGCCAAACTTACACAATAACAGCTGTTGATTATGTGTTGAATACAATAACTATAACGCCAAATGGAGCTTATACCTTCACTGGAATGGTCATAAACTTAAATAAACCCTACTTTTTTACAGGTACGCCAATTAGTACCAATAAAGAGTGGAAAAGTTTTAGTAGTGATGAGCGAAATAAAGTACCGTTTGCATGGTTAGTTGAGCCAAACGATGAAGATTTTAAAGATGATCAAGATACATTAGAGCGCGAAAGTGATATTTTAATAGTGTTTTTAGATTCTAATAATACGAGTCAATGGCGAACAATGGATACACATGACAATAGATTACGATCTTTGTATAATATGGTTGAGGAATTTATGGATACGATTAAAAGAGAATTTTTATTTTACTCTGATAATTTGTCCTTTAAAACTAAAAACTTTACAAAGTTTGGAAAAGAAACGTCCTCAGGAATGGAGGCTAATATTATAGATGCAAATCTAACAGGGGTTGAATTACGGCTAACCCTACCTATTAACAGGGTAAACGAATGCTGTTAAATAAATTTAATAAGACTCGAAAGAGCAAAAAAATATGAGTGCAATAAATTGCGTATGCGGATCACCAGCTGGAATAAATGCGGGTAGTTCAGGGTGTACGATTGAAATGAAGCCAATGGCGTTTCCTATATTTGAATATGAGAGAAAAGCTGACGGCACGAGAAACGGAATTGATGT